CAGTAAGAGACATAAATAATCTAAAGTGCGAGATGCACGAAATTAAAGACCTCTTATTGCAATTAGTGGATAAAAAATAATGGCAGATAGAAACGCACCAGCAAGTATGACCTTTGAAGAGTGGAGAGTTGAATTTAATCAACTTGCTACTGACTTAGGCGACATTGCAAATTTACCTTCAACTGTTAACGGTGTATCAGTAACAGACACATTAGAAGCAATCAAAGAATTGCAAAATGGTTTGTCTACTGTATTACTACCAAACGTAATTGATTTTGAAGATTCAACAAGTGCATCTACTTATCGTATTAAGATGGGTACAAGTGATGATTTGCAATTATACCACGATGCTTCTAACTCTATCATTAAACATGATGGTACTGGAACTTTAAATGTAGATTCTACAAGTGGAGTTAAACTTCAGTTTAATGGAAGCACAAAACTTACAACAGATACTAACGGTATCCAAGTAACTGGTAATGTTCACGCAACAGGTAATATAACTGCTGATGGAAACATTACACTTGGTGATGGGGATACAGATAGTGTAACTTTCAATGCAGACTTAACTTCTGATATTGTTCCAAATGCAACAAACACCTATAACTTGGGTGCGAGTGGCAAGGAGTGGAAAAATATATATGTTAATGGTGCATTGATAGACGAAAATGGGATTCAGTTAACTCATCCATCAACTGGTGGAACTGTAGCAACTGAAGGATTTTCTATTGCAATTGGTGTTGCACTAGGATAATCGTTATAAATAAGAGTATATAAAAAAAGGAAGAAGTCAGAATGGCAAACAATTTTAAAAACGCATTTGCGACAAGTGTGAGTACTAATAGTTCCTCACCAACTACTGTCTATACTGCAAACAATGGTAGCGCCGTTAACTCAATTCTGATTGAACTTGACGTTGCAAATACAGGATCATCTGCTATACAAGTTACTGTACAGATGTATGATTCATCTGCAACTGCATCATACCACATTGTAAAAAATGCACCAATCCCAGCGGGCGGTGCTTTGAAAGTGGTGTCAGGTCAAAAAGTTGTGTTAAACGGAGATGACCAAGTGAGAGTATATGCAACTGCATCAACATGTGATGTAGTATGTTCAATTCTAGAAGATGTTGCATAAGGGGTAGAAACTAATGTCAAGTTACTTGGGTGTACCATTTATAAATCAAGTCTCTACAAGTTTTCCAAAGGAAGATTTTGTAGCAACGGACTTTGGAAGCATTACGGTTGGTGGAACTTCCTATACTGCTGCTGTTGAGTTAAGCATTGATGTTCCAGGCAGTGAGTCCTCGAATATTGAAGTAGTATTAGATAACATTCGTCAAGAACCAGATACTGCTTATACAGTTCACGAAAACTCAAGTTCTCAACCTAGAATTCTAAACTTCTCAGAGACAGTACCAAGTGGTGCAGTCATCTATGTTATTCACAAAGGTGTAGGGCCTTACAATTTGAAACCACCAGCTGGTTCTATTGGTTCAACAGAACTTGCATCTAATCTTCAAACTTTCACTACAGATACTTTTACTGGTGATGGTTCGGATACAACATTTACACTTTCTGATACACCAGCAAATTCAGATTCTATTATGGTATTTGTTGATGGTATCCTTCAAAAAGTTTCAACGAACTACGCACTCGCAAACAATGTAGTTACGTTTACATCTGCTCCAGACGCAAGTGCAGATATTGAAATCAAACATATGGGTGGACTTCGTTCTCATGTTCGTAGAGGCCCAGATTATATTTACGATAGTTTTACTGGAGATGGTTCAGACACTACATTTACATTAAGTAATACTAGTGTAACAACAAACAACGCATTCATTTTCTATAACGGTATTTGTTTAAAACCAACAACAGATTATGCAATCAATTCAGGTACAGGGGTAGTCACATTTACATTTGCTCCTGCTAACGCTTCAGAAATAATGGTGAGGTATCAACTCTAATGGCAAGTAAATCAAAAATTATAGCAGAACTATTTGAAGCTGATGGTGACATTATTGCATCTGCATTGGACAATGTTACAGTAACACCTACAGCAGTTTCAGACCAACCTAATACATCAACTGGTGGATTTACTTTACCAAGTGGCACAACTGCACAAAGACCTAGTTCACCAGATACAGGTGAATCTAGATTTAATACAGATCTTACAGCAATGGAAAACTGGACGGGAACTGAGTGGTTAAAGGTTTCCGTTGCTATTCCATCCATTACTTCTATTAGTGGTGACATTAACGATGCATGGCAATCAAATTTAATTCTCACTGGGTTAAATTTTTTGGCGTCTGCTGGAAAGGTAATCTTTACACCGTCTGGCGCTTCAGCAATTGAAGTATCCGTTACTCCAACTTCTGATTCACAAATTACCGTAGCAGTTCCTGCTGCAATTTATGGGTTATCTGCTGGAACATCTGTTGGAATAGAATATGAAAACTCAGATGGAGCTAGCTCTATTTCATCACTAACTAAAACAGTTGTTGCAACACCAAGTGGTGGAACAATAACTACAGATGGAAATGCAAGAATTCATACGTTCTTATCGTCTGGAACATTTGCCCCAGGCAGTCTTATTACAAGTGTAAGATATCTTATGGTTGCTGGTGGGGGTGGTGGTGCTCCAATTGGTGGCGGCGGTGGTGCTGGTGGATTGTTAGCATCAAATTCAAAAACTGTTTCTAATCAAAATTATACTGTTACTATTGGCGCTGGCGCAAATGGTGGTGGCGATAGCATACAGGCATCACAAGGTGGTAATACAACATTTGCTGGACTAACTGCTATAGGTGGTGGCGGCGGTGGCGCTCACGCTGGTGGAAGTAACAGTACTCCTGGCGGCAATGGTGGTTCTGGTGGTGGTTCTGGTGATAACGCTGGGACTTATGGCCCAGGCGCTGGAACATCTGGACAAGGTAATAATGGTGGTTCTGGTTCGTCTGCTTTTGGTAATAGTAATCGTGCTGGTGGTGGTGGCGGTGGCGCTGGTGGTGTTGGTGCAAATACTCCAAATCCACATGGTGGTATCGGTGTTCAAAATGATATTAACGGAACAAATCATTATTGGGCCGGTGGCGGTGGTGGAGCTCCATATGGAGGTTCAACCAATGCTGGTAACGGTGGTTTAGGCGGCGGTGGCGGTGGTACTGCTGGTGCTGGTGGTAACTCTGGTTCAGCTGGAACTGGTGGAGGCTCTGCATTGAATAGTGGAACAAATGGTAATAATGGTAGTGATACTGTTGGTGGTGTCGGTGGTGCAAACACTGGTGGCGGTGGCGGAGGCTCTGGATGGGCATTCAATGGAACAAGTATAAAATCTGGTGGTGACGGTATCGTTATCATTAGATATAATATGTAAGGAATAATAGTATGGCAAACTTTGCAAAAGTATTAGATGGTAATGTGATTGACATTATGGTCGCAGATCAAGATTTTATGGATACATTTATAGACACTTCTCCAGGCACTTGGGTTGAAGCATTTCCAGATGCAGCTGGAGACCCCGAAAAAAGATATAATTTTTGTGGTGTTGGAGATTCATATAACAGGGTTGCTGACGCATTTTATACCAAGTCACCATACCCATCATGGACACTAGATACAACTACTTATACTTGGGAAGCTCCTATTGAGAGACCTTCTGAGCCAAGTCGTTGGAATGAAGAAGATGGTCAATGGATTGCGGTATAGGATTATAAATATGATTAAGAAATTTAAAGGTAGAAACTAATGGCATATATTGGAGCAGAACCATCCTACGGTGTATTTGAAAGACAAGTACTAACTGGAGATGGTACAACCACACAATGGGCACTTGACCATACAGTTGCGTCACCGACACAATTGTTAGTAGTATTAGGTGGTATTGTTCAAGAACCAGAATATTCTTATTCTACTTCTACAACAAGTGGTGTATCATATATTAATTTCTCTGAAGCACCAGATAACGCAGATAGAGCATCTATTGTTTACATGGGTAGACAATTACTTACTGCGGCCGCAACGAATTCAAATACTCATATTGATGAGTTTAACGGTAATGGTTCAACAACTGCATTTACACTAACAGAAGTCCCTGCCTCTAATACGGCAGAGAACTTCATGGTGTTTGTTGATAATGTATATCAAAGACATGGTTCTGGACTTGCATACACGGTTTCTGGTTCTACTTTGACATTTTCTTCTGCTCCACCTAGTGGAACAAAAAACATTCAAGTTATGCAATTGAAT